CACCTAAACAACGGGATGACAACGTAGGCGCACCAGACAATGAGCCCAACAGTAAGGGCCGCAGCGATGAAGCTAACGGCCCAGTCTTTCATGGCTGCTCAGGCCAGTCAATAGTCCAAGGGAACCCGGCTTGCGAGGTGATGTCGCGCAGGGCTTGGCGGTATGTAGCCCATGCTTGCTTGTCAGCAGTGCTGTCAGCGAGTTGAGTCCAGTCACAGTCAGCCAAACGCTTTGTGCGATCTACACGAATAGACTTGGCCTGCTCTGCGTCCTTCATGGCTTTGTAAGCGGCCTCTTGCTCGGCGGCAGTTGTTTCGCCATCGGTGAAGACCGGGCCGAGGATGTGCTTGGTGTACCACTTGCCATCGATCTGTTCCACACCGTTAGGCATAGAGTATTGATAGACGGTGCCGCCTGTGGCCTGTGGGCCTTCGAGAACCACATCAGCGCCTAAGCCGTCTAAAACTTCTTCAGTGGTCTGACCCCATGTGGGGCCACCGTTGGCTCGCTGGTATGCACGGAACTCTGCCTCGTACATCACTGCGCCGGATTGTCGGATTATGATTTGCATGATTACTCCTATCAGGCTATTGCCATGAACAAATATGAAACACCATTACTGTTAGCCAAGTTGCCGCCAGCATTGCTCAGTTCAAACCCCGTTGCAGCAGTATCAACCCAGTCAGTGTTGGTGACTTCAGCGGCTGAGGTGTTAAGTCTCAGGTACGGATCGTCACCTGCCACAATCCCCCGTGCGCTGTCCCAGACGTACCAATCACCTGTGGTGCTTGTTGCCTTAATTAAGACAAACCTTGCACCACCTGTGAAGCCGCAGTTGATGACTTGGGTTGCGCCTGTACCTGTGAAGCTGCCAACCTTGCTCACGCCGAAGCAGGAGGCAAAGAGGTAGGCTACGTAGTTTTGACCTGATTGATTAGCCTCAAGCCACGCATTACCAAGGCTAAAAACACTTGCTGTGGGCGCCGTGTTGTTCCAAACTGCTGTATCTTGTGCTCTTGCCGCTGTTGTGTTTAGCACAGAATAGTGATCTGTTCCTGTAGCAGAAGAATATACCAACCAAAGAGCTGCTGAGCTTCTATTTTTAATAATCATCAACTCAGGAACTGCTGCCAAGTTGTGCGTCACAGTCCTAACAGCTGAAGTTCCCGTATAGCAAACCTCATCAAAGAAGTTGGGGGCACGTTTGAAAAAATACTCAACAAAATTAAATCCGCTTGGGTTGTCACCGGCGGGAATAATCAAATTTATGTTTTGGGGATTCCCAGTAATTGTTCGCAGAACTCCGGCAGATTCCGCGCTTGTTGAATTGCTATAAAGCGTTCGGTTGTTACCACGAAGCCTATCTGCCCAAATCCAAAATTGATATGTGCTTCGGCTCATGTCAATAGACAAATCTATTGGGTAGCCAGTACCAGTAATCGAAACACTTGCGCCTGTGCCGCTTCTAATATCTGGGCCAAACACACTCGTTCCCGTTGTCGGCACTTTCATCGGGCCACGGCGTATGGCGATGTAGAGGAAGGCATTTCCTGCCGCAGCGGGGAGCCATGTAAACCCAGTTGCAGTGGGGGTGACTAAATTATTGTCGGACTCCGACGTAGAAGAATTTGGAAGGAGTTGCCTATCATCAAGTCCGACAGGCATGCCCCTCATATTGTCAACAATTTGCCAGTTGCCTGTAGTGGATGTGTTTTTAAACATAATCCATTGGGGCTCATATCCAAGCGTAACTTGTGTACCAGATGCGCCGTCAAACGACCCGCACGAAATCACATTGTCTGTACCCGTTAGTCCAAAGCCTCCTGCGTCGTGGGCGAATAGGTAGGCTACATAGGTTGCACCATTTACGTTAACGTCTGGTGAACCACTAATACTTGGTGTTCTAAAAGTTGTCGTATTAAATTGCCAACTATTAAAACTCAAAACCGCCGCTGCGTCACTCTTATTGAGATATAAAACCTCACTTACATTAGTTCTGTACCCAACAAACCAGTCTGAGGTTGAGTCAGTTCTTTTAATGATAACGCAGCCGGGGGCGCTTCCCAAGTTGTGGGGAACAGTCTGACTTGCGGTTCCCGTCCCTGTATACGTCACCACATCAAAAAATTTCGACTGCTCTCTAAAACTCCATAGTGAAAAAATAAAACTAGCACTGTTAAGAGAGCCGCCCGTACCAAGTGTTACTCCGTTGGAGTTAAACTGAATCCCGTTACCGATTGGGTAGTCTGCGCCACTAACAGGATTAGTACTGTTTGTAATAAGAAGCGCGGAAGACCCCGACCCACCTCGTGCGGTGTCAAACAGCAGATGACTGCCAATTGCGTCTCTCACCTTACTCCATACCAACCCACCCTTACCCGATAGATCAAGCCCGTTGTTGATTACTTGATTGGTGCCGGTTCCGTTATACAGCCATGTGCTGAATACGTCTTCGATGTAGTTTGGCACAGCCGCCGCGCCGCCACCAAAAGCGTCATAGCTTGCTGCACCGGATGTTGCTTGTAATGGCATAGATTAAGCCTTGAACTGAGTTACAGAAGCCAAAATTGTGTAGGTAGCACTGCCTGTTTTGATGATCAGATAGCGGTAGCTGTCGATACCACTTGCATTACCAGCAGTAGGCGCACCGCCCAACCAACGCATGGTCACGCCAGAAGTTGTGCCGTCCACTTGAACCGAGTTGTTGAAGTAAGCCGTCGAGCCTTGAGTGACCAAGAAAGCCACCGTGACTGACTGACCTGTGGACAGTGCAGAGTTCAGCGTTGTGCCGCTGGAAGCCCGAAAGTTCACCGTCCAATTTGCTGATGCGTTGGAGGTGTAGTACAGCACCGACTGCGTGGTGATGTCGTAGTTAATCGTACCAGTGGCTGCTGTGGCCGTGACGGTAGCGACTTCTGCTGCGTCGTTTAACACCATCGCCAGAACGCTAGTCGTGCCTTGGAATGTTTGGGTTCCAGTAAATGTGTTTGCCGCGCCCACAGTAGGGATGCCAGCCCCCGATAAAGTTGTAGCACCCGTACCGCCGTTATTAATTGGCAGCGTGCCCGTTACGTTGCTGGCAAGGTTGACAAATGTGGTGGATGTTGTGCCTGTGCCGCCGTTGGCAATAGGCAGCGTCCCTGCTACGTCGGTTGCAAGCGCCACCTGCGAGAGTGTCGTGTTAGTACCGTCAGAACGCAGTACCCGGTTGGCTGTCTGTGTTCCGGCCAGCGCGTTCATCGCCGCCTGTTGAGTGGTTGCGCCTGTACCGCCGTTTCCAATAGCCAGTGTGCCAGCCAAAGTAACTGCGCCTGCCGTGCCGGTTGTAGGTGTCAAACCTGTGGTGCCAGCGGAGAAAGAAGTAACACCACTCGCTACAGTAGAGGACAGCTTCACGTAGTCAGTGCCGTTGTAGTACACATACGCGCTCTCGCCTACAGCAATTGATACCGCTGGCGTTTGGCCCGAACGGATGAAAGAAACCGTGCTACCCGTAGCGGCATTCACCACAATATATGTTTTACTATAACTTGGGGCCGTAATGATTTTTGTGGTTGTCAGTGTGCCTGTAACTCTGACGATGGCAAACTGGGCTGTAGCCGTGCCAGCGCCGGTTAGGCTTGACACGATGTTGGTGGCCGAAGCATCGCCCGTGGTGTTTTGCAGAGTAACTGCGCCATCACCTGTCAACGTTAGGGTAGCTGCGATAGCAATGTTGGTGTATTCAGTAATGCCGTTGTTGACGGTATTACCCCATGTACCGGATAACTCGCCCTGTACTGGGAGAGCAAGTCCAAGTTGTCCCGTTGCGCCTGTAGCCATTTAATGCTCCTATTCCGTAGGAATTAATGTCCATTCGGGGTTTTGTACAGTAGATACATCCCCCCAATTTGGTGTCTGTAAATCATTAATCACAGTCCACCCCCTGATCAAAACTGTTCCGACTGCCCCGGTTCCTTGCACGCCAGTAACCAAAATAGTTTCGGAGACTTTAACTGAAACAGTGCCAACCTGTCCAGCCGCACTCACTCCAGTCAGTATGTTTATTACGTTCGCAACTGCGGTACCAACCGCGCCAGTACCGACCACGCCAGTGGGTAGTCCTTGACCGTTGTATACCAACGTAACCGACCCAATGCTTCCAGTTGCTTCGACGCCTGTTGGGACTAGCGTTTTGTCTAGTCTGAATGTGACGCTACCTACTTCACCGGTACCAACCACGCCCTCAGGAGTAAATTGTACGTACGGAAGCGTAGTACCAACATCACCCGTACCTTGGACACCCGTAACAAAAATTGTCCTGCCGATGCGCAGTGTTGCATCGCCAACAGCGCCTACACCTTCAATACCAACTGGGATAATAAAGTCGTTTACACCGACAATAAAATCACCAATCTCTCCAACACCTTGAACACCGGTTGGCGTGTATGCAAGGGTGGCTTTTACGTCACCAACAAAACCATCAGCCGCAACACCAGTCAGTGTGAACGTCACTGTAGGCGTTGATGTACCAACCGCGCCAGTACCTTCGACCCCTGCGGGGATAAACGTGACGGCAATGCCGACCGTTCCAATCTCGCCAATACCTTCAACCGAAATGCTGGTTTGCCCCCACGGGCCATCGCCCCAAGCGCCCACGCCCCATCCGCTCATGGGGAAGACTGTACCGTCCCCACCCCAAGCGTTAAACCCCCAAGGACGTTCGCCCCAGCCGGTTGCCACGTTAACTCACTTAGGCAATACGGATGATCGCAGTTGACGCGCCAGCAGTAGGAAACTGAATTGTGAAGTCACCAGAACTTACTTGCTGATCGCCGCCAAAACTCAAAACTGCGCAAGCAGCACCAGAAGCAGTTGAGTTATAAATCAACGCGCCACAAGTTGTGAACGTAGCGGATGTCCATGTGGTATCGGCAAAGTCACAAATCGCGGTTGTACCACTAGCCACAGGCGTCACAGACGTTAGCGTGTTACCGGTCTGGGTATATCCCGTTGCGGTAGGCAACTCATCAGTACCCATGTTGGAGTAGTTTGTTGTTGCAGTACCAAACGTACCGGAGCCAGCGGCTGTGGCTTTGAACAACGCAAGCTTAAATGTGTTGCCGGTGCTCGCCGTAAAGTTGTGGACAGCGCGAAGGATTTCGACTTTAAAGGAAGTTGGCATCGCCGTGGTAATAGAAATTGGCATGTTATATCTCCAAGAGAGTTACAAGTTCAGGATGCCCCGTTTCACGGAGACGATTTGCCAGAGTCGTGTTGTTCGACTCTATTGCACGTTGCATGTAGAACACTAACACACCACGGATGTGTTCGCGAAAGGCTTGCGCTTGATCGCGAATTGCGGGGTGAGATTGATCTCCCACATAGATAATTTTGTTCAGTGCTTGTTCGGCGAGTTCTTCAGGCGTGAACCCACGGTGGCTCACTGTGTGAACCATGATGTCGCCAACACTGGCTGCTGAAGTTGCAGAGAACATTAGATAGATGACCTTATCAAAGCTGTTGTTACAGTGTTTTGCGGCATGGTGATTGTGAAATTGGTTGATGTTTTGTCCGCGCCAAAATCCAGCACAGCAATAGACCGATTGGCCTTGCTTGCGTTGTAGATCAAAGCGCAGCGTGCAGTCACCGAAGCCCCAAACACCACGTTGTTGAAATTCACATAAGCCGTGTAACCAGACTTGGAGACCGTGACACCGGTCAATACGACCCCGCCAGCTACGTACCCCGTGCCAACCACTTCTGCGGTTGTGGAGTACACCGTAGTGTCTTCGTTGAGGTTCGCGTTGGCCGTGTACAGCGCAATACGCAGAGTGTCCGTGAGCAGGTTGTGGATGCCCTCGTACAACTCCGCCTTGAAGCTGGTGGTCTGTGTCTGAACGATGTTGCTCATTGGACCGCCGTTCTAACTTGG